TTGGGTTTAAGCCAAAGGCGGCGTAAGGATGCCCAACCTCAAGCCAACCCATAGAGTACGTGGAGAACATAGTAGCTTGACGAAGGGCATCCTTAAGCCTTACGATTCTTCCGATATCATTAGACACGACCTCAAGGTCCCTTGCGCTATCCGCAAATGTTGTGTCGGCTGCGCGCACCTTAATTACCGGATCTTTGTTAACGACCCTGTGGTAGATAACCTTCTCAAATTCACGGACTAAGTTACCTTTAAACTCCGTCCTTCGACCATACTCGTTATGGCCCTCGTTTCTGATGTACTTAGCGTTCCTGTCCCACTGGGGATCAACATTAGACATGCGGTGCTGCAAGTCTCTACGAACGCGGTAGTCCCACTTTTCAAAATCAAATGCCATTACCAGACCTCGATCCCGTGGCTCTCAAATATAGATTCCATAGAGTCCAGCGGAGGTGGTGGCGGTACAGGATCAGGAATACTTTCTACCATCCGTCCTGTCAAGCCCACCCTGCAAACTTCCGCGTGCGCTCTGGCGAACAGGCAGTCGTCGTGTTTGCCAGAAGAGGGTTCTACCTTGCCATTCTTCTTTCTAACGAAGCTCTGCATCTCGTCGAAAAGATGCCGAGAACGTACCCTAGAGGGGTCCTCTCGGATCGCTGCGCGGAGCAAATTCATAAGCGGTATGCGAGCCCCAGGGCCAACGATGGACCAAGCAAGGTCAGATACGCGACCCCGAGTATCGTCACGATAATAAACGTTCGGATAGCCCGTAGGTTCAAAAAACGCCCACACAGTCGCGCCATCTTTGTTACGTTCACAGTTAACTCTCGCGTTGTTATAGAACCTTCCGAGTAAGATTAAATAATAAGCAAACTCTTCTGGAGGGATGCGGTCCCTAAACATCGCAACGTCACGACCAAACTCATCCAAGACCCAGATTACTGATAGATCACCCTCTGTCTTGGCTCCATTTGAGATGAGCTTACCTTCAGAAACATCACCACCAATAAAATATCTTCCGCCCTCTTCTGGCATATCCCAAATACGTAAGGGACCGTACTGTTCAGAAACAACGTTTGGATCAATTTTGAGGGCGGAAGTAAGTTGAAGGGTAGTGATCGGTTGCCCGGTATGCTCTATCCTTCCAATAAAACAAGGCTCTTTAGCCTCAATCCTCTCCAGTACGCTATGCGGGTAGTACCTAATGCCTATTGAAGCCCACGCATGATCAGGAGTTGTTGGGTACTCCTGATCAAACATAATGTGATCACCACCGAACCCTGTTGGGGCTGGTGCTTTGATCTTCATTCTGCGCCAGTATACTTGGTCGTAAGCGAGCCCGTACTTGTTAGCGAAACCCTCTTCAGTAAGAACTATGTTTCCCTCGCCATCTGTTTCACAGACTTCAAGGTCATCATTGAGCCACTTGAACTTGCCTTTGTGGAACGCACGCTTTGGCGGTGTCTTCCTATATTCCTCGGAGATGTACCAAGGAAGGAAAATGGGAATAACCCTAACATCGGAGAACTCGTCCTGGCCTTCATGGATCCTCTTCCAATCGGACTGGAAATCATCAAAGCCTTCAGCCGTTGACTCATCTACAATGATGGTGTGCTTAGTTACTGGGATCGCAGGAAGGATGGAAGCCTTTACCTGGGTACTTCTTCCAACTGGCCACTTGGGTCGCTCAGACTGATGAAGTGCCTGTAACATCTCAGATGTACCAGGGTTTGGTGACTCAGCAGACTCAAGCAGTATTCTGCTTTTGTTTGTTAACTCAAGAACCTTGGACGATCTACGCTTAAGTGTGGGAAGTGCCGGGAACCTCTCTGCTGCGGTTTCAATCCACGCGATAAGCTGCTGCCTTTTCTCTTCAAGGTGGGGGCCCTTGTCGATCATAAACATCGCAGTGTACCCTTCGACTTGGTAGCAAATCCAAATCCAGAATACGAGGAACAGCGTGGTCACACCAAGCTGGCGAGACTTCAGGATTTGCATTCGTACGGGTACGTGCTTATTAAAGAACAAGTCAATCGCGATGGAGATGATCTTCTTCTGGGCTGATGTCAGCAAGAACGGCCCGTAACCCCCATGCTGGCAGTGGTCTGCCATGCCGGGGCGGTACTTAATCTGGATTGCCTCGCGGCAAAACAAATCGAAATCGTCTAAAAGGTCGTCAACCGTAGTATGTCTACCATTAATATTAATATCACCACGGCCACTATCATCGTTATCAGGAATGTCGTTTGACGCTCCTGATTCGTCTGGAACGACAAGATAGTCCTCCTTGCCCATTAAGGTCGCCTCTATCGGGGAAACTCCAACGGTTCGTACAAAGAGTTCAAGTGCCTGCTGATCAAGCTTTCGAAAATCTATATCTTGTTCTGATAGGTCTGCCAGTTCCTTAAACGTATCTATCCACCCATTCAGCTCTTCATCGTCGGGAAAGCCTAGGAGCTTTGCCTTCTTCTCGATGTATACCTTTGTATCAAGGCACAGGTCTGGTTTAAGATTCGTCATTCTTCGGTAGTGGCATGTTGTCTGAGATTATTCGTGTGTCGATTAGTTCTGGTAGCTTTCTATGCTTCTTTAAGAGGTCTTGTGGGTCCCTCGCCTTTCTTGGTAATAAACTTTCGCTTGCCAGCCCAAGTTCTCCACCGCTAAGTATGTCGTAAGCGATCAAGCCTCTCATTAAATCTTCTGGCTTCCTGACGCGCTTAACTCTTGATACTTTCAATTCACCCGTTTTGTCAGCAGTCTGGATGATCTCGACGGTTTCACCTCGGATAACATCAGCGATGTTGTCCGAGATCATGTTGTCGTCTACGCCTAAGCTATTAAGGCGAGTTAGTAACTTGGATTTGGTCAAGCTTTCCCTCAATGCGTTCCAGCTTCTCGTCGATTACCTGCAACTTGATATCAAGAACTTCGTCCTTAGACTCAAGCCTGTCATCTACAATTGTAGCTACCTGCTCTGCGGTGATTCCGCTATTAAAGAAATTTGCGCCGCCACCAGCGGCGGCACCCACGCCACCAGATATTAGCATGAAGACTGCGCCTATTGGTACAGAAATCTTGCCGCTTGCTACCGATGGCGTGGGAACCTCGCTGGTTACTTCCGGCATTTAGTGCCCCTTAATCGAGAATGTCGATAGTAAGCTTAACTGCAAGTTGAAGTGCCCGGTTACGGAATCGCTTAAGGTCTGCTTTTGTCATTGGCTTCTTCTTCGCCTTCATTTTGATGATGTCATCTGCGAGTGCGAACAAGTCCCCTGCGATATCCTTAGCTTCTTTCTTACTGAGTGCCATGTTATACCTCTATTAGTGTATATGAGAATGTAGGCCACTGCTGCTTCTTGCAAATAGACATGAACTCGTTGAAGTCATCCGTATTTGCAAAGACCTGGCACCCAGCCGACCACTTATCTACGTTTGCGCTGAATGCGCCTGCCTTGTGAATGTTGATACCAAAGTAACCATCAGAGGGGTTACCATGATCTAGCTTCTCGTCTCTGTTTGAGTCGCGCCACACTGTAACTCTGCCACCAGTCTGTACTAATGCGTCGTATTTACCACGATGTTTACCAATTTTGTAAGCCCCACGGTACTGACCTTCGCACATGATGGCAGTTCCGCTTACATTCATTGGATGTGTGCGCCAGTAAGTGCCTGGATCGCAAGTTGCGGCCCATGTTCTAGTAATCCAGCCCGCCTCATCCTTGTAAACCACACAGATCCTGTCATCAAACTTATTTGAATCAGAGTCCTTAGTGCGTAAACCTATGATATTAAGGTTATAGGTGCCATTCTCGAATACTGCGTACCCGAGACTTGCGGCAAAATCTAGTAAGTAGGGTTTCACTAGTCTGTAAGACCCTCGTCTGCGGTGTACGCGGCAGGAGCGAACCCGCTAGCTAGGAGGTTCACCCGATACCAGACCTTATATGTGTTGTCTGGGTCGTCTGTTGCGTTTGAAGCTAGGAATGCAGGCCCAAAGAATAGGTTTACGGTGGTACCGTCCTCGTACTCATGGCTCTGGTCCGCAGAGGCCCCACTTGCAACCATCTGGTTGGAGGAGTTTAGGAGGTACCCAGAGACTCTACTGACTTTAACGTCACCGTCGCCATCCGTGTTGTCAACCGGGGGGACGATGCAGCAATATGCCGCGATGCCGCCACTGGCAGCCACTGATGCTTGCGACGTGTCACCACCAAATTTGATTTGGATATCGCCGGAACTGTTGTTGTTGTAGAACATCATGCCGCACCACTCGGTGTCTGAAACATCTGTTTTAATGGTGTCGTCAGCGAGGCCCACGGTAAAGCCAGCCGAGTCCTGCCCAGAGTTTGCGTCGGTAGAAGTCCGTATGGCAATAATCTCAACTGTAAACCTGTCAGACCATGCCAGATTCCCGTCTGGCCCGTCTAGCGGCTTCCAGTATCGCAGCCCATCCTGGCTCGACCCGTCAAATCTCCTCGCCTTGTCGTCGGCCTCCAATACAATTTTAATGCCGTCGCCATCTGCTGCTATGCTGTTTATCTGGCCCACACTGTTGGGATCAGCAGCCGTCCAGCCAGTATGTAACGGGTTGAGTGACTTCCACTGGCCCTTCCAGTCCCCAGCAGCAGAAGCGCCACCCTTGCCTGGGAACGACGCCTCGAATAACTCACCAAATCCTTGCTCTAGTGCCATGTTTTACACCGCCGGCCAGATATCAATTCTATAATCACAAGTCACGTTGCTGCTGCTCCTCGGCTTCA